CCTGCGCCAGAAACACCCCGACGTGCATCGCATCTACGTCGAAGAGGCTGCCAACGGCGCGGCCATTATCGACATGCTCAAGAAGCACTATCCGCAAATCGTCGGCGTGCCGCCCTTGGGCTCGAAAGAAGCCCGTTGGCACGCGGTTTCGTGGAGCTGGGAGGCCGGCATGGTCTTTCTGCCGCACCCGGACGAATCGCCGGGCATCGCGCAATGGGTGGACGAAATCACGTCGGTGCCGGATGCGCCGAACGACGACACGGCAGACTGCATGGCGATTGCCCTGCAACAGCTCTTGTTGCGCACCCCGATTGCGGCGATGATTACCCGAGCTATATTGGATAAATCCTTGACATGACGCGCCGCACAAAACGCCAGCACCCGCCGCAGCGCTCGCCCGCGCCCGCGCCCGTACCACCGCAACCCGTGCGAGCGCCCGCCGAGCCGGCGCGCTGGCTGTCGCTGGCCGAGCAAATCGATGCACCCGATTCGCGCCCGCTGTCGCTGCGCCAGGCCGAGAGCTATCGCACCGACCCGCGCCGCTACAGTCTCGAAGAGCGCGCCCAGGTGACGAAGGTCACGCACGCGCAAGACTTCGCGGGCGAGGCGCGTAGTTCGCTCACGTTCATCGAAAACACCAGCTTCCCGGGCTTCCCGACCCTCGCGCTGCTCGGTCAGCTCGCCGAATACCGCAGCATGCACGAAACCCTGGCGGACGAGACGATTCGCATGTGGGGCAAGGTCGTTAGCTCGGGTGATGCGGCGCCCGAGAAGCTCAAGGTCATCGAAGAGACGCTCAAGCGCATCGACATGCGCGCTGTCGTGCGGCAGCTCGTCGTCCACGACCAAGCGTTCGGCCGTTCGCATGCCTACGTGAAGCTCAAGGATGACGAAACGGACGGCACGCGCGATTTGCCGTTGTTGCTGACCCCACGCAACGTGCGCCGAGGCGCCTTTGAGGGTCTGCGCGTTGTCGAGGCTTTTTGGGTCACGCCGAACAATTACAACTCTATCGACCCCACCCGAGCGGACTTCTACAAGCCCTCGTCGTGGTGGATGCTGGGCGTCGAGACGCACGCCACGCGGCTACAGACGCTCATCAGCCGGCCCGTTGCCGACATGCTCAAGCCGACCTACTCGTTCGGCGGCGTGAGCATGACGCAGCTCGCGATGCCATATGTCGACAATTGGTTGCGCACGCGGCAGAGCGTCAGCGATGCCGTCAAGCAGTTCGCCGTGTCGGGCATCAAGACCGACTTGCAGCAGTACCTCGCGCCTGGCGGCGCAACGGACCTCCAGGCCCGCGCGCAGCTCCTGAACAACTATCGCGACAACCGCAATTTGCTCTTTCTGGACATGGCGCAGGAAGAGTATTTCATGGTTGCAACGCCCCTGTCTGGACTGCACGAGTTGCAAGCCCAAGCCCAGGAGCAGATGTCAGCCGTGTCGCATATTCCACTCGTCAAGTTGCTGGGGCTGACGCCTACGGGCCTGAATGCCAGCAGCGAAGGCGAAATCCGCGTTTTCTACGACTACGTGCGCGGGTATCAGTCCAACGTGCTGACGCCGTTGCTGAACTTCACGATCAAGCTGATTCAGCTTTCCGAATTCGGCGAACTGGACGAATCCATCTCGTGGAAATGGGAGGCGCTGCTCGAAATGACCGCGCTCGAGCAAGCCGACGCGCGCGCCAAGGACGCCGACACTGATACGAAGTATCTGGAGACTGGTGTGCTCTCGCCCGAGCAGGTCGCGAAGCGCCTGGACACCGACGAACACAGCCTGTATACCGGCCTGCTGAGCCAGGCCGTGCCGCTGGACGAAATCCCGGATGACGATATCCAGGCCATCACAGAGCACATCGCGCAGATTGGAGAGAACGATGACACCACTGCGCATGCCGGGCAAGAAGCCCAAGGTCTTGGCGCCGATCCGATCGGATCGCGAGCAGCTAGCGGACTACCAGCAGCGCCTCAAGAAAGCCGTGGCGAACATGGCGGCGAGCTACCAGTATTGGCTCCAGGCGAAGTACAACGCGGCCTTGCCGGAGCTTCAGGCGTCCAACCGATTGCCCGACCCCGAGAAGACGCCATCTCCTGACCTGGCGGCAGACGCTGCCAGCGCGCGCAGCGTCAAGGCCCGTACCGACACGTTCTTCGCCGAGTTTCAGCGCCTGCGCCGGCACTGGGCCGCGCACTTCGACGACCTTGCCGGCAAGCTCGCCGAGCAGGCCACCGAGGGCTGGTATACGCGCAACAGCCTGTTGTGGACCGGTCAGCTCAAGCGCGCCGGGTTCGACATCAAGCTGCAACTGACGCCCGCTCAGCGCCTGCTGCTGCGCGTCGCCGTGCAGGAAAACGTCAGCCTCATCAAGTCGATTCAGAGTCAGTATCACACCGACGTCGCGGGCATCGTGTTGCGCGCGTTCACGGCTGGCCGCGACCTCGCGACGCTCCAAAAAGAGTTGATGACCCGCGCCGGCTCGACGCAGAAGCGAGCGGCGTTCATAGCACGCGACCAGGCCAACAAGGCGACCGCTGCGATGAACAGCGCACGCCAGCGCGAACTAGGATTGGACTGGGCCACCTGGATTCACTCGTCGGCGGGCAAGGAGCCGCGAGAAAAGCATGTACGCGCCGGCCGCGAGCAATGGGTGTTCAACACCCAGCAGGGGATCGATTTTCACGACGGCTTCGGGTTTTCTCTCCCCGGAACCCCAATAAATTGTCGCTGTACGAGTCGGACCATCATCCCTGCCATCGGGCGCGGCGACATTGAAGGCCCCGAGGACCTGGACGCCGTGACTGGCTACCCGGGCGCCTACCGCGCCAAACCCGGCAAGAGCGCCGGGCCGAAACAAAAGATGGACGTCGAGAAGACGCGCCTGCCAGGCGAGCGCGTGCGCTACAGCTAGGCGTAATCGACCCAATCGGCAGCGCGCCGGTCAGTCGCCAGGTCTGGTTTGAAGCCTGTCTCGACGAGCGGCGGCAAACGCTAGAATGCGTCAACTATGCCGTGCTGACGAATCCAATTGTATTGGGCTTCAGTCAACGGCATACCAGCATCCAATATGCGCTGACGCTCCACGTGATTCCGCAACAAGCGCACTCGATGGTCGCGAACGTGTCGCCACGCCAAAACGTGCGCGCGGGAGTTCAATGCTGCCATCTGCTTACGTCGGCGACGTTGTTTCATGTCGTCTCCTTGTTCCAGTGAATACAGCCGAACTTCGCACCTACGTAGATGCCTATCCAAAAGCCGTCACGGCTCCAGCTAGCGCACAGATTGTCAGGCGCGGCACCTTGCGGCCAAGCACTGCTATTGCACATCAAACGGCACGATCCAGTGGCAGGGCGGTTCGCGCCCTGCCAGTCATCGCCCGGCGTGTAGTGCTGGCATTTGTCACAAGTCTTGTTCGTCATGTCGCCTCCTAGTTGAAGTCAACCCAATCGGTTGTGCGACGATCAGTCGCCAGCCGCGCTGCGCGCGGGCGCACATGCACGCCACAACCGTCTTCGGTGCGTTCCAGGATGGTAAGCGCGCCGGCGTCTTGACTGCCGAGCAATCTCTGCGCTTCGGCTTTGGCACGGTCGAGCGTCTCAGCAGCTAGGGACTGCTGGCGAATGACAGTCTCGGCAATCGAGATTTCGACGATGTACTGTTTCATGATGCAGCGTCCTTGGGCGCACGATAGCCGCTGTCGAAAGGTGCCAACGCATCGCGGAACGCTTCGACATTTTCGAGCATGACATCACATATTGCCTCGCCACGCGCGTCCGGCATCGTGGCGTTCGCGCGGGCGAGACATTTGTTGACGAGCAGTAACAGACCAGTAAGCGCTACGCTACGCTCAGCGTTCAAGATTGCATATTGCTGGCGCAGCTCAGCCCACTGCTCCTGTTTGCGTTGATTCCAGGTCATTTCAGCTCTCCTTGCGTGCGTGTTTGATTTGATTGCGCCAGAAATCGCGTTCGCCGCGCAACATCTGGCCAACAGGTGAGGAAGCATCGAAGCCCTTGATCGTGGAATCCAGATTGCGCAGTTCGTCACAGGCGGCGCTAACGCCGTGCCGCTCGAACGCCTTGCGGCCCTCCAGGATGCCCTCGATGTAGTAGGGAGAAACGGTCTTCACGCTTCGGCCTCCTTCAGTTCGCGAACGGCGCGACGCTTGGCTTCCTGCATCATGGCGTCATGCTCAACGCGCGTCGGGAAACGAACGTTACGTTCACGCTTCACGTCGGCGAAGTGCTTTTCGGCGACAGCGATAAAGGCGTTGAGCTTGCTGACTGCGTTCATCTTGCTCTCCGGTTGCTTGTTGCGATGACTGAACTTTATTTGACAATCGCTTGTCGCGCAAGCCCCGTGCGATGGCTTTTCGCTATTGCATTGCGGGCGCCCGATAGTGCCTATACACTGCGCGCTCATGACACGTGTCACGTTCGCCTTTGACAAGCGTACTGCGCGCACTTTCGACGCAGACGGCCGGATGCGCGTGCGCGATTGCATCCTGAGCACTGCCGAGGTGAACCCCTACTACGGCCGGGAAATCCCGGGCTGGCAGAGCCTCGGCCTCAAGTCTGAACAGCAGTATGACCTCTACCGCGACCCGGACGAGATGAAAAAGGGCGCGGCGTCGTTCAACGGCGTCCCCTTGATGCTCAAGCACATCCCGCAGACGGCGGACGACCCGCGCAAGGAATACCAGGCCGGCAGCGTGCATAGCGTGCGCTTTGACGGCAGGCACATGCGCGGCGACCTGCTCGTGTCGGACGGCTACGCTATCGATCTCATCAAGTCGGACCAACTCTCCGACCTGTCGTGCGGCTATCGCTACGATCCCGAAATGACTTCGGGTGATAACGCAGGCGCGCGTTATG